CCCTTTCTTAATAATGATTAACCCGCAAGATTCAGCGGGCATGGATTCTAAAGCATGTTTTTCAATATCATCTTTAATACTCATATCCTTCCTACCCCAACAAAACCGCCGTAAGGAAGTTCATTATTTGCTCCAAATCTTAGCTTGCACGATGAAACACGCTTTCCGCATTTGTCAGCATTTATATCTGATGTCGGAACGTCTTTAGCATCAGCGATAGCACCGCCAGCGAAACCGCATTCACTGCCCCTATACTGCCAAACACATACGTTTTGTATCGCTTGTCTAGCTGGCAACTGCACGCCATTCAAATCCATTGCAGAAGCAAGGTCAAATTCAATAAAGATTCCATTCTCTGCTGATTTTCTGTCTACATACCAAATTTCGTCAGGAAAGAACACGTTCGGGTCAGCCAATGGATTCGTTCCGCCTGTAAAGTTTACAGCGTCAAGATACTTGTAAAAGGTGCGCCGTCTAGTGACTTTAGAGCCAACCAAATCACTGAGTGATGCAGTTACCGCACCCAGCAGTCCAGTGACGTTAGCCGCTCGCAATGTCGGTCTAGCCTGCTTGCCTGAACCTGACTTAGAAAAGCCGCCCGCTTCAATTGGTAATCTAAAATAGACGTTGCCTTGCCACGCAACATCATTACCGATTTCATTAACATGGTTTGACCAGCGGAATATTTCACCGCCCAAAACAGTCGCGTCTAATTCAAATAATTCAACAATAGAGCCAGCGCCAAGCTTTTGACTTTCTGGAATCATGAGCCGAAAACCTCCGTAAATGTTGCCGTTACGCTTTCATTATTAAACCCAGCTATTGACCTATTCCATGCCATGCATACAAACTTTCCAGCCGAACCAGTTGGCGGTTGCCAATCAAACGAAGTAATGCCAGATTCAGTTTCAAGAAAAGCTTCTACAGCATCCATTTCAGCGGCGTTACCATTAAACACTAATGACCATTGACGGGCGAGTAAGTTAATGCCGTCACCGACCCGCTGGGAGTACCCGTCACCAAATTGAGCAACCCTTACCCTTGGGGATTGCGATTGGTTTGCGCTATAGCTTGGTTCAATTATAAATGTACTCACGATAATAGCCCGCCTTGTCTGCGTTCATTTATTAATATTGATTTAACGGAGTCACCAATAAGCTTCCCAATATCAAGACCATTTGCATCGCCCTGAGCATTAGAATTAGAAGCATCCACGTTGACGACGACACTTACCGCGCCGTTTGGGCTTTGACCTTTGCTGTGGTCAATTACTGTTTCGTTTGGATGAAGCATTGCAGGGAAGCCACCTTTACCATCCATCCCGCCACTTCTTGAGCCTGAACCCGTAAAACCGCCACCAGCGAAACTAGACAGCCCGCCGAATAAATCGCCAAAACCTTCATTCATTAACCCGCCGAACGCCCTGAATAATGGCTGTGTTGCTTGCTGTATTGCAATTTTTTGGAGTTCTTTTAAAGCGTTTTCGACAAAATCACTTAATGAGCCAGTTGATTCAACCATTGCATCAGCAAAAGAAGATGCCCAGTCAGTTGATGCCCTGTCTAACGCTTCCATTGCCTTCTCAGCCTGTAATGCTTCATCAGCCAATGCCTTCACCGCTTCTTGTTCATCAAATAGCTTACCAGCAAGCTCACCCGTGCTAACTATCAAGTCTTGATTTGTTCCTGCCGATAACTGCATTTGAGCGTCATATATTGCCGCTTCCCTAGCTGTCAATCCTAGAATAGTACGTTGCTGGGTTAATGAATCAGTGATGCTATCATAAGCGGATGAAATTGCTTCTGCTTTATCTGTAAATCCTTGTAATTCATCATCAAGTGATGATAGTACATTTTCAGCTAATGACCATCCATCATGCATTGATACGAAAGCTTTTTCAGCGGCTAACCCCATCTTATCAAGGCCATCGGCTATTTCGTCAAATCCTTTTCCAGCGGCAACGTCAGGCAACATTAATTCGCCAAACGCGCTTCTTAACTTATCAACTTTAGCCCTTTGAATATCAAATGCCGCATTCAATTCTTCAGTGGAGCTTGTAACGTTCAGCCTGAACAATCTAGGACGGCTTAAATCCTCAATCATATTATCCAAAACAGCTTGCTGTTCCTGTAAATTTTCAGCCGCTTTTTTAAATGCAGATTCGACTTCTAGCTTTCCGCTTAACCAGTCTATTCCCGTTCCGACAAGATTAATGGCTTTAGCAATTTTAGCTGAGTTTTTACCGTTTAATAGGTTATCAACAAAGGCATCCCATGAGTCACCAAGATTTGATATTGAACCGTTCAGTGTTTTGGCTTGCAATGCCATACCGCCAGCAAACTCATTTTCCCCAAGTGCTAGAATATAGTCCTGTATTTCTTTAGAGTTCTTACCGACTTCTTTAGACATGCCCCTGAAGGTAAAAGTTACCCTATCACCTTCTGACGCTGATTTAATGCCGAATTCTTTTAATCGCTCAAATTCGCCCGTAGTAGCATCCGCTACCGCTTCAATGACTTGGTTCAATGACTTGCCCATTGCGCCCGCCGTGTTGCCGTAGCTAGTCAATGCGCGAGCCGAAGGCGCTAAACCTAAGTTTCCAAGCTTAATAAATGCCGCAGTTACTTCTGCGACCGCGAAAGGCGTTGTTGATGCAAAGGCTTTAATTCCTTCAAATGCTGTAGTAGCATCTTCTGCTGAACCCGTTGTTGTGATTAATGAAGTTCTTAATGATTCAAATTCACGGTTAACGTCAACAATATTTTTTATTAGTAAACCAACATTTACAGCGGCGAAAGCTACGCCGAAAGCTTTGCCGAGTGACATGGCTCTTTTTTCTGTTTTCTCGCCTTGGTCGCTTAAGCCCTTTAACTGTTTCTTGGTTTTGTCAATACCCTCAGATTTGATTTTAATGCCAAGTGTAGTCACGTCAGTCATAAATTCACCTTTTGGCTTATTCTTGTGCCAAGTCTTTGAGAGTTTTTATCGAAATAAGGTCTTGGAACGTCCTTACCGTTAAAATCGGTTTTTGCGTTACTGAATGATATGCTGAACGCCATCATTGCCTCTGCTTCAAAAGGATGAAGATTGCGGGATGTCAATTTAGCCCATGCCGCAATCTCTGCCCAATCTGTTCTTAATCCAGATTCGTTAGCCATTTCAGCAATATAGCCACAACCTGCGATACTAGGATAGTCAATATCGTGAATATCCCGTCTTAACTCGCCCGCCTTATCTACACTGCTTGCCCACGCTAACTGTCTGGAATATAACCTTAATGAAGCTAGCGTTTTGGAAAAAAATTCTTAATATCCCCAATACATCTGTCTACCTGAGTTCTTATTGCTGGAATAGATTTGTAAACGTCTACTGCATTTTCATAAGTAAACAACAGGGCTTTTCCATCACGTTCAAGCCCCGCCCAATCCACAGTTAAATCAGCAAGAAAGTTCTCATAGTTTTCGGTCGCAGATGCTTTTCTCGCCGCTGTTCTGTATTGCTCAGAATAGACCCCGCATACCGTAATGACAATATCTGTATCATTGCCAGTAACAGGGTCTTTAATGACGCACTCAGCCGTTTCCGTTGTCGTTAATAATGATAAATCCATTATGGGGCGGCAACTTCAATGACGCCTTGACGGTCAATACGAATGTTAGCTGTAACCATGCGCATCGTGTCAGTGTCACCACCGATAGTAACAAAGCTAAACACTAAGCCAACAAAGTAATCAATTTCACCGTTGTTATATTCAACTTTAAATGACTGCTCAACATCAGAAGTTGATGCCGCTTTAATTAAGATTTGACCAGCATCAGAACGGTCAACGCCAATTTCAAAAGGTGTTTCTGGTTCGTCATAAGAACCTTTGCGATGCAATGTGCCGCGCTCACCCAATGAAGTGTAGGAAACGTCAGCATAAGTACGCCCTCTATCGCCAACACTTACGACCTCTCCTACTTCTGTGAATGTTAATGCTGAAAAGCCTGTATCGTCGTATGTTGCTGGGCTTGACGCGCTGATGCTGATAACTGAACCAGCAAATGTAATTGGAGTTGCCTTATAAGACCTCTAAATGATTGATTGATAGTCGATAAATAAAGATGTCATATACCATGCCCCGTCACGCGAGCTAACACCTGTTGATTTCTTGATTATTCTAACATTAACGCCAGAATAAGTTAACACTAAACCCCTTTCAAAATAGCTACTTATATCGTCAATAGTTAGTAATGAGACGGATTTGCTTTGATTAATGCCTGTAAAAACATCAATTTGATACACACCTTCATGTATTTCTATATCGTTATTGCGCAAGCCGACAACATCGGAAAGTGCTGGCAATACAGTCGGTCTTACCCAGTTAGTGCCAATTTTAGGCTCATATTGAATATTTTCGTAAGCAATATCAATCGGATTAGCCAAGCCATAAGCCTCAAGCTTTTGATTTAGCGCGACTGAAATACTGTTAAATATACTCATGTTCTAGCCTCTTTTTTTGCCGCCGCGTTAACAGCACGATTCCATCTTTTAACTGTTAATTTTACGATGCCTCTTGGCGCTTGGGTGGAAGAACCGTTTTCAAGCGCAATCGCATAAGGAAGGTTATTCACAATCCAAACCGTATCATTAAAATCAATTCGTGGAATGACTGACATAGCCATTGCTTTTGATAGAGCACCATTTGCATCAGGCTTATCATTAAAGCCGCTTGAGGGCGTTCCCATGCTTGTTTGCCAGTTATTACGAAACCTGCCGCCAATGTAATCCGTTGTTCTTGGTGGTTTAGCCCATAAACTAGCATTCCCAACGGGGGAAGCACTTATTAGTTCAGAAAAGATTTCAAGCGTTGCATCCTGAAGGACTTTCGTAACCTTTTTTTCCGATTTCTTTGCAAATTTATCAATATCTGACTTGAATTTCATACATCACCACAATTCCAGCAGGAGATAAAGGAAAGACGGCTAACACGTTATAATCACCGTCTGCCGTAGACACTAAGTCGTTAACCTTTGGCTCAGTTGTTGATTCTATTAATATTCGTTTATCCTCCGTCAATATGCTTACACCATTAATTAATGCTTTGTTATAGCCAAAAACAGCGCCTTTAGCTGTAAAAACTGTATCAGCAGCAGGCGTACCTGCTCCAGTAATAGGATCAACAGTACCAACATTTGACCGCGTTACCGTTACTGTCTGGCCATAAGTAGTTAATAGTCTTTTAGCCGTTGCCGCTAGACTTGCATAAAACTCAGCCACGTTGCACGCTCACATTAAAGCCGCCGCCGCTTT